CACCGAACACAGCCCCGGCCCTGTGACCGCCTTCGGCCACGCCAATTACCGGCCGTATGACGCCAGCGCGGGCAAACGCCATCAGCATGAAGTCCATACGGGGGAACCTGAGCTATGAGCAAGCCGGATGGCATCACAGATGAAGCATGGGCTGAGGCGTACAATACCGTTGACGCGATATTTCGTGAGGACGGCGTTTACAGCGCCAACCTGCAGTACCGGCTCGCCCGCGCCATCCTTGCCGCCGAGAAGCGCGGTGAAGAACGCGAGCGGGAGGCGTGTGCGCAAGTTTCCGCTGACTTCGCGCCAGTGATGATGGCCCAAACCGGAGTGAGCCGGAGCGACATTGCCAACGCGGTTTTCGAAAGCGCCGCCAGCGCGGCCAACGAAATCGCCGCCGCCATTCGCAAGCGTGGGGAGGCGTAGATGCTGACCTCCAAATTCCTCAAAGACATTCGCACCGAAGCCCGCCCGATCATCGAGCGCCAGCTTGACGACGCGCTGATCCTCACCGGCCTGCGTGAAGTGTTCACTGCCCAGGGCGGCGACTGGGGCGCGCTCAAGGCGCTGATCAAGGCAGAGATCCAGGACGAGAACGACGAGGCCGGAGAAGGCAAGCGCGTTCGCAAGATCATGGACAAGGCCGAAGCCTCGTCCGCCTACGCCGGCATGCTCGGTCTGGCGAATATGAACGAAGATAATTTTTCTTCCGATCACGACGAAGATGATTGGCTCAAAAGTGAGCCGATTCAGAGCACCACCACAAACACCAGTGTTCCTGCGGGTTTCGACCCTGAAACCGGCGAAGAGAGCACCACCCCCATTCAGCCGGAGACCGTGTAAATGGCTCGGCGGACAAGGACGCTCGAACAAAGGTTCTGGGACAACGTAATGCCGGAGCCAAATACCGGTTGCTGGTTGTGGATCGGATCGGTCCGCAGTGAGAGCGACCCTTATGGCCGAATTTCCACGGGCAGGCGTGGCGGCAATAAATCGGTGAAGGCACACCGTTTGTCCTACGAGATACACAAAGGGGGAATCCCGGCGGGCCATAAGGTCTGCCACAGATGCGATAACCGCAACTGCGTAAACCCTGACCATCTCTTTGTAGGAACTCAGGCGGCGAATATTCGTGATGCTGTGCGCAAAGGCAGGCTGAACCCCAGCACGCGTAAGCTCAGCTTTGCAGAAGCTCAGGAAATTCGACGCCTGTATCAGTACCGCGTTCCTGGGCGCACAGCGCCCGCTCTTGGCAAAATGTTCGGCGTGACAGCTGGGTCTATCAATAACGTCCTGACTGGCCGCTCGTATCGCGAAAGCACGTTTGCCGAGGCCGCAGAATGACCCCGCTCCACGCCACGATCCTTGGCGCTGTAGCCGCATGGGGCATTGTCCTCGCTGCTGCATGGCTTCTCTCGACTATCGGGGGTGTTGCATGAGCGCGTGGGCGAAGCCGGGCGTGAAATGCGTGTGCGTCAACGATAGGGCCAGCCGGTTTGGCACGTGCAGCCTCGTGAAGGGCAACATCTACACCATAACCAAAGTCCTAAGCCCCGACTTGCACGGGAGCACTGGTGTTATCGTCGCCGAGGCGGAAAGCAAGGCCAGAGGGTTCCATCTCCATCGCTTCCGCCCCCTCGTCACCAAGACCCAGGACGAGGACATCGCCCTATTCCGTCACCACCTCGATCAAGCCGGGGTGGACGCATGACCTCACCCGTTATCCACCACCAAGACCAAACGTATGCCCGTCGCTGTGGCGCGCATTCGCCTGCTCTTGGGCAGGATCAGAGCGGTTTCAGACCCGATCTGTTTGACGCCTACATCTTGTTCCCTCGAACTGGCGGCGGCTTCGGTCGCCGTCCTTTTCCCGAATTCAGATCGGCCTGCGGCGACACCCCGCGTGGCCGTAGGCCGGTGTTCTTGTCCCTCCCCGAGGGCACCGGCCACCTTATCCCGACGCGCGCGCAACTCGCTGCGCATCGCATCCCATTCCAATGCCGCAGTCAGCTCCGCCGGCAAGCAATCGCTGATGCGTATGAACTCCATCGTCCGTCCCTTTCCAAGTCGTCTTCATCCGCTGGTTCAAAAAATGCCAGCAAAGGGAGACAAGAGCTTGGAAACATCATCCGAGAGCTTGGACGGATCGTCCAAGGGCGAGATCGCCATGACTGATGCGCACTACGCCGCTGACCTCATTCACGAGACCTATCCGATCCGCGCCGGGCGAAACGTCAAGGCAGCGATCGGTGACGCCTTCCTGGCGCTGAAACGCCGGGAACGGCAGTTGCCCGTCGACGTGTTGCGCGAGCGGCCGCGGCAATGGACCGAGCGCCGCGTCAAGGCGCTTTGGAACAGGGAGGCGCGGCGCGTCGACCACTACGAAATTCAGGATTTGACGGCCGTTGCTGTCGAGGAGGCCAGACATGAGCGAGCCCGCTTGCGAGCCCGTGAACAGAGGCTGGAGGCGTTTCTTACCTCTCAGGCTTCGAGCGGGGATAGCCCGTCGGATCAGCGCGTCGGCCGGCTGGCTGGCGGATTGGATAGCACCGGAGTTTGCGGAGCCGAAACCGACGAAGACTTCGACCAGTCCAGTGGATGGGGGCTCTAAATGAGCAAGCGTAGCCAACGCGCCGCAGCTCGCTCCCGCGCCTATGGCGAACTGTGGAGCATCGTTGACGGTGCCGTCGGCGATGCTCTCAAGACGCACCCGGATTATCTGACGCCCAAGGGCATGCGCTCCGCTCGCACCAGTGTGACCAAGCGCGTGACCGGAACAGTTTTGAGCTTCGCGGCGCAAGCTGCGCGGGGTCGGGCCCGTGACCCGGCTGAAACGGACGTCGGGCTTTCTTCCCGCCGCCCATCGGGAGAGGCAGTGCGAGCTACCTCTCCCGGTCCTCACTGCGTCATCGGCAAGATCCGCTTCAAGCGCCGCACCCGTTACCGGGCTGCGCAGGACTTCGACATCACCACCAGCAAGTTGATCCACGAAATTCGGAACGGGAAGGGCAGGGCATGACCGTCACCGCATCGAACTACGCGCCTGTCGCCAATCACTTCTACCAGACAGAGCCATGGGCGACGGAAGCGCTGCTGCGCCATTTTCCGGTGGCCGGGCTGACGGTTTGGGAGCCGGCTGCTGGCGGGCACCTCATGGCCGACGCACTCAAGGCGGGCGGCGGGGAAGTCTTGACCAGCGACATCGCCGAATACGGCCGCTTACACGACTTCCCTGACCTCGATTTCCTCGAGAAGGGCCTGCCGCTGCCGTCAGGTTGCGATGCCATCATCACCAACCCGCCGTACGGCAAGGGCAACCGCATGGCGGTACGATTCGCCGAAGTGGCGCTCGAGCGCTGCGACGGCATGGTCGCCCTGCTGCTGACTGCCAAGTTCGACTTCGGCAAGACCCGCCGCCACCTGTTCGCCGACAACCCGCGTTTCATGGCCAAGATTGCCTTGGTCGACCGCATCTCGTGGGCTGGGAACGGCGCTACCGGGACCGAGGACCACGCCTGGTACGTTTGGGGCCTGACGTCCAGCGCGCCGCACCAGAAGCGCATGCTGTGGGCCGGAAAGGTCGCAGCATGACCGGCTCCTACAAGCCTCCCATCCGCACCCCATCCCAGAAATCCAAGATCATGCAAATCGCAGCCACCCAGGCGCGGAAGAAGAAAGGCGCTGTCAAATGAGCCTTGAAACCCAACTGAAAGCCGAGCACATCGCGCGCCGCGCCCGGTTCGCCGCTGCCGCTGTTCTGGATGCTGGCCCCAAGCCGCGGCGCATCGCCTACATGAAGCGCTCTCGGTGGGCTCCTGCGCCGCTGCCGCCAGCGCCGCCATCATCCAAGCGCGACATGATCGTGCACGACGTTGCCTCCCGGCACGGCGTGACCTTCGCAGAGATCATGAAGGGGTCGAGGCTGATGCCGGTGATTATCGCCCGGCAGGAATGCTTCTACCTGATGCGTGAATCCATTTCGGCGATGGGCCGCCCGATTTCATTCCCGCAGATCGGCCGATACTTCGGCTTGGACCACACCACGGTCATTCATGGTTACAACCGCCATGCCGAGCGCATGGGGGCCCGCCATGCTGCTTGATGTCCGAGTGCCGCCGCGCTTCGAGGTGCGGCGTTCCAGGGCGCGGCGCGCGGCGCTGCCAAGGCCACCCACCCCGACCGTTCGCAACCCTCTACCGATCGACAGGCCGCGCCTGTGGAAGGCCGAAGCCATTGCCGAGGTCATGGACATGGTCAAGGCCGGGATCACTCGTGCTGAGATCGCCAAGGCCTTCGGTGTGACCCGCAATTCGATCTGCGGCCTGGTTCACAAAGAGCAGGCGCGGCGAAGGATGGCAAAATGAGCATCCAGGCCGCCGAAGATCAGATGCGGGTTTGGTCGGCCTTGCGAAACAACGTTCGCATGGACGCTCTTTGGGAATCGCAGCATGGCCAGTGCTGGTACTGCGGGTGCGACGTGGCCCACAGCACTCACTGGGTGCCGCGCGACAATTCGTTCATGCTCATGGGCCCACAGAAGCCCTGCTCAATCGACCACCAGACGCCGAAATGCCAGGGCGGGTCCAACCGCAGCCACAACCTGGTTTTGGCCTGCGTTAGTTGCAACTCGCAGAAGTCCGGGAAGAACGTCGATCAGTACAGGGCGTGGCTTGGCATTGAAGCATTCCACGGTGAACGCCCGTGAGCCACAAAGCGACCAACTGGGCTATTGAACAGCGCGGCTTGAAGCCCATCGCCAAGGTGTTGCTTTGGCGTTTGGCTGACCGCCACAACCCAGATTATGGCTGTTTCCCTGACCAGGCGAGCCTTGCGCACGACTGCGAAATCTCGCGCGCCTCTGTCAACCGCTACCTCAATGAACTTGAGGAGCGCGGGCTCATCCGTCGCGAACAGCGCATCCATCCTGACACCAAAAAGCAGATGAACACCCGCTACGTCCTAGCGTTCGAGGACGACTTCGGCACACCACATGTTGCTAGCCGTGTCTCAGGCAGCGACACGGGAAATGAGCCGAGCCGTGTCTCAGAAAACGACAAAGCCGTGTCTCAAAAACCGGGGGTACCCGTGTCTCAAGGCTCTGAGACACTAACCTGTAAGGAAACCAGTAACGGAACCGGGAACGCGAGCAGGCGCGTTTCGTTTGATGAAATCTGGAAGGCATTCCCTCGCCGCCCGCTGACAAATCGGGCCGAGGCGGTGACGGCATTCGGTGATCTGTCGGACGAAGAAACCGTGCGCTGCCTCGCCGCCGCCGCTCGCTTCCATCAGTGGCACCTCGAAGACGCGGCGGGCCGGAAGGAAGACCCGGCGCAGGCCCTGGAATTCCGCATTGGCCTTGGCAAGTGGATCCGCACCGGCGAATGGGTTGCGGCCCTGAGCATCCCGATCAAGGCCGAGACGACACCGGCCGGAGACCTGGTCGTGCTGCCTGCCGGCCATCCTGACGTTCGGGCCGTCGAGGCGCTGAGAGGGCGTCCCGTGGTCATCGGAAAGAACAACACGACCACCTTGGCCATTGCCGAGGTTGAGCAGGCGCGAGCCAAGGCGGCCAAGCCCTTCGATCAGAGCGAGGCAGCAGCATGAGACAGCTCGAACTCGATTTTGCCCCGATGCGCGTTCTCGTCGCCTGCGAATATTCCGGCACGGTCCGCAACGCCTTCAACCGCGCCGGCCATGACGCATGGTCCTGTGACCTACTGCCGGCCGAGGATGGCAGCAACCGCCACATCGTCGGCGATGCGCGCGACCTGCTGAACGACAACTGGGATCTGCTGATGGTGGCGCACCCGCCTTGCACCAGGCTTTGCAACAGCGGCGTCCGGTGGCTCTCGGTGCCGCCGCCCGGCAAGACCGCCGAGCAGATGCAGGACGAGCTCCGCGAAGGCGCCGCGCTTTTCTCCGACTTCTGGAATGCCTCGATCGAACGCATCTGCATCGAGAACCCGGTAATGCATCGCCACGCCAAGGCGCTGATCGAGAATTACGCCGACCCGGCGCAGTCAGTTCAGCCGTGGCAGTTCGGTCATGGCGAGACCAAGCGCACCTGCTTCTGGCTCAAGAACCTGCCGCCGCTCACCGCCACCAATGTCGTGGAGGGCAGGGAGGCTCGCGTTCATCGCGCCTCTCCCGGGCCGGATCGGTGGAAGGAGCGCTCGCGGTTCTTCACTGGCATCGCCGACGCCATGGCCCAGCAGTGGGGCGGCCTGTTGAACGAAACCCAGAGGGCAGCAGCATGAGCACAGCACTTGCGACACCGCGCACAGTTCTCGACCTGATCGATGAATACGACACCAAGGCGGCCGCCGTTGACCAAGCCATTGCCGACTATGAATCGGCCACCAATGCGGTCAAGTCCGCGGGCTGCGTCATGGGCACTTACGTCGGCAACGTGATCCAGGGGCATGCCTCTGTGTACGCCAGCACCATGCGCAAGAACCTGCTGCAGTCAGGCTGGAAGGCTATCTACAACCGCCTGAACATAGACATGATCGCGAGCGCCAACGATAAGCGCCTGTTTGAGCGCACGCTGGCTGACCCGCCGCCGCTGACCGTCGATATCGTCCGCTCGACCTTCGCGCATTATTACGCCAACCCCCGCATGCACATCCTGCGTGGTCTGGCCGAGGCGTTTGCCGATCTTGACCCGGCCTACAAGTCCCACGCCAAGGTCAAGATCGGCGTCAAGGGACTGCCGAAGCGTGTGATCCTGCACAGCGTGGCGGGCTACGGCCATGCGTCGGGCAGTTATGGCCGTGACCGACTGCGCGATATCATCAATGCCCTCGCCGCCTATCAGGGCAAGCCGCTGATGACGCACGGCGAGCTGGCGATGATCCTCGATGACGGCGAGGCGCTGCGGCACGATCGCGAAATCCCGGACCCCGCGCACAACAGGTACGACAGCACCCCAGCCAAGCTTGTCACCGTCATTGGCCGCGACGTTTGGCTGAAGCGCTACGACAACGGCAACGGTCATCTGTATTTTGGCCCGACTGCGCTTCTCGACATCAACCGTGGGCTGGCCGAGTTTTATGGCGAAGTGCTGCCCGACGTTGAGCCCGAAAATGCCAAGCCGTCGGCCAGCACCAGCGTGTCGAAGGATCTCCAGTTCTACTGGTCGCCACCCAAGGTGATTGCCGCTGCGCTGGAGTTCGCAGGCGTCCACAATCTGCGGGACTGGAGCCACAACCCGCCGGCGCCGATCCGCGTCCTTGAGCCGTCATGCGGCGATGGCCGCATCCTCGACGCCATCCGCGCTCGCGGGCAACACGCGCTCGGTATCGAATATCACGCCAGCCGCGCCGCCGAGGCGAAGGCCAAGGGCCACGCAGTTCTATGCGCCAACTTCCTCGAATGCCCGCCGCGCGCCGAGTTCGATGTCGTCGTGATGAACCCGCCGTTCTACGGCCGGCACTACGTCAAGCATGTCCGCCATGCGCTCAAGTTTTTGAAGCCAGGCGGCACGCTGGTTTCGATCCTGCCGGCGGCGGCCCATTACGATCACCAGGAGTTGGAAGGCGAATGGCAGGACCTGCCTGTCGGCAGCTTTGCCGATGCCGGGACCAATGTGCCCACAGGGCTTCTTCGCATCCGCGCGAAATGATCCCCACCACCTGACCCCCGATAACCACAAGAGGCAAGACACATGGCTAAAGGCAGGCCCCGCAAATTGACCGCAAAGCGCACCAAGTCCGGCCGCATCAGCCGGGCGGCATGCGGGCAGAACGACAATGCTGATGGCATCGCCACCCGCATGCGGGTTTTCGGGCTATCGGAGAAAGATGCCCGCGACCAGAAGGCGGCGACCTATGTCGGGCGGCTGTGCTTGGCCGGCCGCCGGAACAGCACCGACGGTATCACCGATTCCCAGTATGAGGCGGCGCAGGCATGGCGGGAGGCCTATGAGGGTTTCCAGCGCGCGGTGAAGTCGCCGGACGCATTGCGCACTGGGGTAGGGGGCGGCGACCAGGGCGAGAGTGAGGACTATGCCCGCCGGTGCCGATCCGCCATTTCCCGTTTCGAGAACATGCAGGCGGCGGTGCGGGCGGAACAGTCCTTCCACGAGAACCGCGGCGCCAACATGTGGGCGGCCATCGATTACCTTGTGGTCCGTGACCAGCCATTCCCGCACATGATCGGGGACTTGCGGTTGGCGCTCAATGCGGTTGGCCATCACCTTGGGTTGATCCCGCACCCAAAGCGCGTTACGCCAAAGCTAGAAGTGGCGTAGCGTGGAGAGGGTTAATGAGCAGAGCGTTGAAGTGGGCTTCGATTGAGCGTGGTTTCATCCAGAAGGATCTGGAATGGCTCAAGGCAGGCGGGAAGTTTGTCTCGCCCAGCGGGGAAGATGTCACGGCGGCCAAGATTGAGGAGCTGGAATTGCGCCTTGAGCACTCGAACATCGTGATCGCTGTCGGTGAAGATGAAAATGAGGAGGATTGACACCGCCGCGCAAATCGCCATAAATGCACGTAATGCGATTTTCAGACTACCGTCTGAGCCAAGCCCGCCCGAGCAATCTGGCGGGTTTTTTGTTGCCTGCCTCCCCACATCGAAAGGACTGCCCATGCGCTTTTTCATGCGCCTGCTGAGTATTGCCTTTGCCTTCCTGTTCGCGCCGCTGGCCTTCGTCGTCCGCGCCGTAACCTTCCAGCCCAGCCCGGCCGAAGCGCTGGCCATCGACCGCCTGGGGCGACCCGTCACCGTCCTGCACAAGGCCCGAAGTCGGTTCCTCGCCTTTATGGACAGCGCCCGCACCCATGCCGATTTCAGCTCCGGCCACTTCGACCCGGGCCGCATGGCGGCTTAGCGCTACTGATTGAATTCGGTCGATTGCCTTCGGGCAGTCGGCCTGCTTCTCCGACCATGTTCCCGACCTCGGCAAAATGGTTCGACAAGCAGGTCATTAGAGCAATATGCAAAATCTGCATATTGGTCCCCAGTTTCAGGGCTGCGTTTCGCAGCGAGCCGCGACCCAGACTGCGATCAAGGGTTTCGGCAAGTCGGCTTAGTGGAGGCGGAAACCCCGCGTAGGCCTCCGGCGCCCCTTGTGAGCGTCCGACTACGGTGAGCCCTGATGCTCGTTTGAGGCAAGCGCTAGACCACGGCGAGCACCCGAAAGGTTGCACTCCCGCAAGGGCGATCAGCCGCTAGGGGCCTCAATCCAACCAGTGCGGTATCTGCACAAGTTCAGCCCGCTCGGCATCGGCCCTGCGGGCTTTTGCATTGGAGAGACAGCATGATCCCCGACCTTGGGCCGCTCCTCCGATTGCTGTTCTTCGCCTTGGGCTTCGTGCCGACCATCATCGTTGCCGGCATCGCCAGCATCTTTGTGCCCATTCCGCTTTGGGGCGCTCTGCTGGCCGCCACCGTCGTCGGCGGTGTCGCCGTATTTTGCTTGTCGCGAAACGCCTAACCCATTCCCCATCCCTTGGCCTTCAATAGCCAGGGCTACTTGGGCGAAGTAAGCCAAAAATCCATATTCCCGAAGTCATCCGCCGTCGGGCGCCACTGGACTAAGTAGTCCCCGTCTGCCCCGTGAGGCGCCTTCTTCACTGACAAGAGTGTGACGCCGACGTTGCGACGGGCAAGCTGCTCCGCAACGACGGTTTCCTTCTGATCGCCCTCGCTGCTGTCAAAAAGCTCAAGAAAGTTGGGCTCGCACAGGGCCTGTCGCATCTGTGAGTGCAGCTCATCATTTCTGGCGTCGGTGTTCATTTTGTTCTTTCCCAATTAGTGCGGAGAGGTTTGCTCAGCCATGGGTAAAGCGCAAGTGGCGTCGGGGACGCGACCGCGACCAAGCGGAGATCTATTCAGCCCCGAATCGGGCGATCAGTTTTTTCCGGCGCCCGAAATTGTCGAATGGGCGCTCGCCACTTTCATCAACGACGGCGCGACACTGGAGAACCCGGAGCACGCCCATCTGCAGAATGCCCATATCGGCGCGCTATGGACCAATGTCCCCAACAGCAAGAACGGTCGATCTATCGTTGGCCAGTGCGAACTTGGCGACCCGATGGCTATGGGGAAATGGGCAAAGGCAAAGGCTCGCATTCAGGTAGAACAGTGGTTCGGGCAGATCCCGGATTTCATCCTAACCTTCGACGCGGCATATGCCGCCGAATGCAGCGACATCGAATGGTGCGCTCTTGTGGAACATGAGTTGCTGCACGCGGCCCAGGACCGCGACCAGTTTGGCGCGCCAAAGTTCAATGCATCAACGGGACGGCCGGTGTTCGGAATCCGTGGCCATGATGTCCAAGAGTTCACCAGCATCGTGCGTCGGTATGGCGCCGACGCGGCTCATGTTCGCGAGTTTGTGGATGCGGCCCGGGGGCGGCCGGAAGTTGGATCTGCCAGTGCCGCGCTTGCATGCGGGGTCTGCATGTCACGTGCCGCGTGAGGCAACCATCAAGCTGAAGTTGTCGAGCGCTAATTTCAGGCCGTCGATCGCGGCTTGCTCCCGATCAATAATGTCTTCGAGCTTTGGGGTGCCGACCTCGACGCCGCGGGTGTGTAGATCAAGCAGCCCATGGATGTGTTTGACGCGGGTGTCGATCATGTTCTGCAAGATTGCTCGATATTCATCATCGGCTGACGCCATGCCGCTCTCCTTTGGTTTGACAGGACTTTGACACGCCGATGGCCAAAGCGAAACTGTCAGAGGGGGTAAAAACCTTCATCGTCCAATGCCTCGCCTGCTTCGACAGCCCATCTGTAGTAGCGAAGGCGGTCAAGGCTGAGTTCGACGTTGAGGTGAGCCGGCAACTGGTTGAAAGCCACGACCCGAACAAGGTCGCTGCATCAGGTCTGGCCAGCAAGTGGCGGGCGCTGTTCGAGGAAACCCGCAAGGCCTTCCTTGAGGACACCAGCAAGATCGCGATCAGCCATCGTGCCGTTCGCCTCCGGGCACTGCAGCGCATGGCCGAAAAGGCCGAGGGGCAGGGCAACATGGTTCTCGCGGCATCGCTAATGGAGCAAGCCGCAAAAGAGGTTGGCGACAGTTACACGAACCGCCGCGAGCTCACCGGGAAGGATGGAAAGGATTTGCCGACGCCAGTGTCGCCGGTGACGATCTTCCAGTTACCCGACAATGGCAGGAGCTGAGGCCGGGCAGGGCGCCCAGACAATCATTCGTCCCCAGCCGGGGCCCCAGACCGCGTTCCTTGCCTCCCCGGCGGATATCGCGATCTATGGGGGCTCGGCCGGGGGCGGAAAGACTTGGGCTCTCCTGATGGAGCCCCTGCGCCATGTGGCAAATCCACAGTTCGGCGCGGTGTTCTTCCGCCGCACGCTGGTCCAGGTCCGAAACGAAGGCGGGTTGTGGGACGAGAGCGAAAAGCTCTATCCGAACCTGCAGGCCAAACCGCGCAGCGCGCCCGATCTGTCCTGGACATTCCCGTCCGGCGCATCGGTCAGCTTTGCGCACCTCGAGCACGAAAAGTCTGCCGCCAACTGGCAGGGCTCCCAAATCCCGCTCATCTGCTTCGATGAGCTGACCCATTTCACGGCCAAGCAGTTCTGGTATCTGCTCAGCCGCAACCGATCGATGTCTGGTGTCCGGCCGTATGTCCGAGCGACCTGCAATCCCGACGCGGATAGCTGGGTAGCCGGGTTCATCGCCTGGTGGATTGATCAAACAACGGGCCTAGCCATTCCAGAGCGGGCCGGCGTACTTCGCTGGTTCATTCGTCTGGGTGACGCGATCATCTGGGCCGACACCCCCGCCGATCTGGCGCATTACATCGACCCAATCAGCGGCAACCCAATCCCGCCGAAGTCGGTCACGTTCATTCCGGCCAAGCTGACGGACAACGCCGCTCTGATGGCGGCTGACCCTGGCTACATGGCCAACCTGATGGCGCTGCCCACGGTGGAGCGGGAGCGCCTGCTAGGTGGCAACTGGAAGATCAGACCGGCCGCCGGCCTGCTGTTCCAGCGTGGCTGGTGCGAAGTGGTCGACGCGGTGCCGGCCGGCGCGAAATGGATGCGCGGTTGGGACTTGGCCGGCACGCCCAAGATCGAGGGCAATGACCCCGATGCCACCGCCGGCACGAAGGTCGGCAAGCTGCCGGATGGCCGATACATCGTTGGGCACCATGTGTCTGACTTCCTGTCACCGTCGGGCGTCGAGCGTTTGATTAAGAACACGGCGGAAGCCGATGGCAGAGAAACCGAAATCTCCCTGCCGCAGGATCCGGGACAGGCCGGTAAGTCGCAGGTTACCAATCTAGTGAAGCTGCTCAGCGGTTTCACAGCCCGTGCGACCCCGGAGAGCGGCGACAAGGTTACGCGGTTCAGCCCTTTCTCAGCACAGGCCGAGGCGGGCAATGTTCTGGTCCTTCGCGGGCCATGGAATGAGGCGTGGTTCACGGCGCTTGAGGGGTTTCCTGAAGCCTCACACGACGACGAAGCCGACAGCACCAGCCGGGCGTTTAACGCGCTGCTCAACGACCCCGTCCAGGCCATGGTATTTCTGACCAAGAGGCACCGTTCATGAATCCTCTCGCCTTGGTGGTCAACGCGGCCCGTCGCCTCGAGAACATGTTTCCCGGCTATTTCGGCCAGGAGACGAAGCACAACCACTACAAGGATTTCGGCTACCCGAACGACGTCACGTTTGCCCAGCTCTACCAGATGTATAGCCGCAACGGCATCGCGCGGGCAGGGGTGGAAAAGACCATCCTCAAGACCTGGCAGGACAACCCATTTCTGCTTGAAGCGGAGCGCGACGGCAGCGAGGGTGCCAAGAAGAAGGAAACCCCTCTCGAGAAGGAAATCCGGCAGCGATTTGATGATCTGCGCTTCTGGCAGCATATGGCCGAGGCCGACCGCCGGTCGCTTGTGGGCAGCTATTCCGGCCTGATCATGCGCGTCGCAGACAGCCGCCGCTTTCAGGAGCCCGTTGACACTGTCCCCGGTGGCCTTGATGGGCTGGTCGAGCTTATCCCCGCATGGGAAGGCCAGCTGACCGTTGCCGAATGGGATACCGATGAGACATCCGATGGCTACGGACAGCCCAAGATGTTCCAGTTCAACGAGGCCCAGGTCGGCGAGACGACCAACAAGACCCGCCAGTTCATGCTGCACCCCGACCGGGTTCTGATCTGGTCGAAAGACGGGACAGTGCATGGCCGGTCGCTGCTGGAGCCCGGCTACAACGACCTGATGACGCTGGAGAAGGTCAGCGGCGCCGGCGGAGAAGGCTTCTGGAAGAACGCCAAATCGGCACCTGTTCTGGCCGTCGACAAGGACGCCAAGCTCGAGGACATGGCCCGGATGATGGGCGTAGGCATCGAGGAAATGGCCGACAAGATCGGCGAACAGGTCGATGACTGGCAGAAGGGGTTCGACAAGCTCCTGATGCTGCAGGGCATCAAGGCCGAAACGCTTGGCATCACCCTGCCGAGCCCGGAACACTTCTTCTCCATCGCCCTGCAGTCGTTTGCGGCGTCGATCCCGATCCCACTCAAGATCCTTGTGGGCATGCAGACCGGCGAACGCGCCAGCACCGAAGACGCCAAGGAATGGGCGCAGACCAATATGTCGCGTCGCTCCGGCCAAGTGATCCCCACGGCAATGGCGCTGATCAAGCGGCTGGAGCGGTTCCTTATCCTTCCCGAGAAGGATTGGCACATCGACTGGACGGACCTCACCGAAAGCTCGATGGGCGAGAAAATCGACCGCGCTGTGAAGATGGCCGAGACGAACCAGAAGATGAAGGACAGCGGCGAGATCGTGTTTACCCACGAGGAAATCCGCGCTGCCGTCGACTATGAGCCCCTGGACGATGCGGAGAAATACCGCGACGACCCCACCGGTGATGATGAAGCCGCCGCGCTAGGCACCAAGCCCGCCGCCGTTCCCGCCGAATAATTCGGAGACAGTCCAGTGAAAACCGTCCGCATTAACGTGCGCTCGGTCATGAACGCGGCCGCCGTGCGCAAAGAGAAGCGCAACGGCCGTGACCTCGTGATCGTGCCCAGCGCCACACTGCCCGACGATGTCGTGATGAACGGCATCAAGTACCCAGCGGCTGAGATCGAAGCGTCTTTCATGACGCTCAATCGCAGCCCGGCGCCGCTTGGCCACCCGATCATCAACGGCAAGTTCGTGTCGGCCCGCGACCCTGAAGGCATAAACGTCGGTTACATCGGCGCCTGGAACGAGAACGTCCGTCGTGAAAATGGCCGCGTCTATCTCGACAAGGTCATCGACGTGGAGGTCGCGAACCGCACCGAGAGCGGCAAGGCGGTCCTCGCTGCCATTGCCAAGGGCGGACCGATCCACACCTCCACCGGCCTTGTGGCCAAGTTGGAGGCGGTCAACGGCGCCACCGATCATAAACATCTCGCTCGCAGCATCATCTTCGACCACGACGCCATTCTTCTGAACGAAGACGGCGCGGCCACCCCCGAGCAGGGCGTCGGCATGCTGGTCAACGCTGCCGGCCAAGACGAAGAAATCGAGGTCATCAATTCGGCTCTCAGCGAGGCGGATCGAGATCTGGATTGGGCGGTGGATTCCCTCGCCCGAGCGCTGGAGAAGCGTGAACGAGCTCCCATGCTGGAGCGTCTCAAGTCCGCACTCATCGACGCCTTCAACGGCTTCGGGCGGGAACCCTCTCTCAATGTAAAGGAAGACGACATGACTGTTACGAAAGAACAGTTCGATGCGCTTTCCGTGAAGGTGAACGCCCTCTCGGAAGCCGTTTCCGCCGAAACTCTCGGCAAGGCCATCGGTGAGGCCGTGGGCAATGCTGTGAAGCCGCTGACGGACAATCTTGCAGCCATCCAGGCCAATCAGAAGGCCAAGGACGAAGATGAGCTGGCCGGTCTGGTCAACACCATCGTCAAGGCGAACCTGATGGACGAGCCGACGGCCAAGGAGCTGACGCTCAACGCCGCCCGCGCTCTCGCCGTCAGGGCCAAACCGGGCAAGGCCGCGGTGCTCAACGGCGCCACCACGCTCACCAATGCCGACAACGATGAGTTCGCCGGCATCGATCTCAACGCCGGCATGGAGGCCAAGTAAATGGCGGGCAATCGCATCTATCGGGGCCCGGTCACTTCCGGCTGGGAGCCCCGCACCACTTCGAAGCCGGTCACCGGCGCACTGCTCCCCGGTTCCTTCGTGGAGGAAACTGCCACCGCACTGGTGCAGCTCACCACCGGGCTGGCCAAACTGCCCATGATCCTGTCGAACCTCGAGTTCAAGGACCAGGACATTGCCACCGCCTACACCTCTGGTGACACTGGCATCGCCTATCACCTCGAGCCGGGCCAGATTTATCAGGCCCGCATGGCAGCGGCCACCTATGCCAAGGATCAGCCCCTGACCATCGGTGCTTCCGGGCGCCTGACCGCCGCAACCGCTGCCACGCCCGTGATCGCGTTCTTCAGCGACACCATCGGCGCCAAGTCGGCCGGCGACCTCTGCGATGTCATCATCGCCAATACCTACACCGTCCCGGCATAAGGAGAACCGATATGCTGCGTTTCACTACTGAACAGCAGGCGTTCGTTCTGGCCAATCGCCGGGACTTCAACGCCCGCCAGGCCACCATGGCCGAGCTGCACGGCTCCACCATGCTTTTGGGCAATGCCCTCCCTGTCCCCAAGGATGTATGGGGCGTCTGGGATCGTGAAGGCATCGAAGTCCAGCGCGAAGTGCTGTCGGTGTTCAACGACCTGGCCGCCTCGGTGTCCGTGCCGATGCCGATCGGCAAGCTGGTCCACCACTTCCAGACCATCTCCGACAGCGGCAATGTGAACGTCTCGCTCGACGGGCGCTCCAAGGCCCGCACCGATCAGCCGGTCATCACCTACAACGGCACGCCGCTGCCCATCATCGACAGCACGTTCAGCTTCGGCTGGCGCCAGATGGAAGCGGCCCGTTCCGAGGGCTTCACCCTCGACACCGCGGCCCGCAACAACTCTGTGTTCAAGGTCGCTGAGAAGCTCGAAGACACCACCCTCAACGGTGACGCCTCGGTCGTCGTCGGCGGTGCCGTCCTCTACGGTCTGCGCAACCACCCGAAGCGCAACACCGACACGCATGGCTTTGACCTGAACGGCGCCACCGGCCCGAACTGGGTCGCCGCCATCAACAAGGGCACGGCCAAGCTCTATGCGGATAAGTTCTTCACCCCGCCGACAGTCTACGTGAACATCAACGATTGGAAGTATGCCCGCGAGACCGACTACTCGGCGGCATACCCCAACAAGACCATCGCGCAGCGCGTGCTGGAAAGCGGCATCGCCAATGTGGTGCCGTCGTCCAAGGTGCCCGCCAACGAACTGATCTTCGTCATCAAGAGCAACCGTGTGCTCCAGGTGCTGAGTGGCATGCCGATCACCACCCGCGCTCAGGCTCGCCTGAACCCCGAGGATGACTATAACTTTGTGACCCTTGCCGCCGCGGCATTGGAAATCAAATACGATGCTGCAGATAACTGCGGCGTGGCTCACGTGACGAAGGTCTAGAGCCATCTGGTGGGGTCATGACACGTGACCCCACCTCTTGCCTGTGGCGATGGCGCTCATCGTCGCCTTGCTAATTCGATATCGGACGGCGATGTCCTTTTGCATCATCGTCGGCAGTAGGGCTCGGATTTCCCGCACATCATCATCAGATAGCTTCGCGCTGCCGTGGCTCTCGCCGAACAGCAGTGTGCCGTGCTCGCCTTTGTCGGCGAAGTTGCCGGTGCGTGTGTCCCACCGCAGGTGATTAGGGGAGACGCAGGCCTCGTTACCCTTCCCG